GCACGAATCAGTAGATTTTGCAAGTCAAATATTTTCTTTAGCTCGTTTTTGTTGTCCTTATAGAATCCCATCACGATCTTTTTTTCCAACTGACGCTTTTGTTTGGTATCCGCTTTCTTTGCTTCTAATATGGACTTATTCAACTTTTCCTCCACTGTTGCTAACAGTCCAGCAACGTGAGCGGTGGTATTCGTGATTTCTTTTCCTTCTCTCACTTTCAAATTATTCCACGCTTTGATTTGTATTTTGTAAGAATCGTTTGTTGCAATCATGTTTAAAGTTCGTGCGGATATTGTTCTAAACAAACTGCCAGCTTGAGATAGAATAGCATTGAGTGCTTCGGTTTCTTGTTTAGTAAATGTCGCTGTGCCTGACGCATCGACAAATGACGCATCACGATACCACACATTCTTTGACGCTTTAAATTTGCCTATGTCTGCACCAAAAGATGCTTCCATGTTTGCCATAGTATCGCCCTTGTATGTCGTGTGCCAGACAATACCCATCTTTGCCGATCTGATTTGTTTCGCTAGACCACTATCTTCAGGCACAGCATAGACGATTGTATTTGGTTGAAATGTGATGTATGACTTGCCAGCAATATTTTCAGACTTCAAATCAGCAGAAGTAAACATCATATCGCCTTGCATGACGCCATCAATGCCTAGTTCAGGCAGATACTTTAAAGCGATCTTCAGCTTTGCGTTAAGACCTTCACCAGAATGATTAGCATCAATGTCTGCATTGGTATAATTTAGCTTTGCATTCTGAGCAAACACACCTTTAGTTCCAACGAAGAACTTACCATTTTCTGGATTGATACCTGCAAAGATGGCTGGTGCGCCATCCCATTTCGTTGTTAAGTTAACTGTTCTACCAGTAGCATGACCAGCAAGCATATCACGAAGAGACTGTAGAAAGGATATTGCACCTCTTGTGCCAGAAACTCCTCCATTGAGTACTTCGTCCTCCAAGTGTTCTAAGTGAAGGTTCTTACCTTCTTTGGCTTCTGTTAGATAGTCTTGATATGTTAACATTATTATTCCTTAAGGTAATCTAACTTCATAATTAACCATTCCCTGCTTCGCGTCAATATCGTCAATAGCAGACTTTGATCCTATTATCTGAATACTAGCTGATCCTGAAGATACCATTCTGTATTTGATATTGCCTTTTTTCCATTCAGCGATATCCAAGTTTGCTTGCCAGAAATTTTTACCAGCTAAAATTTCTACCATAGCTTTAACAGACTTTGGATCAGAATTAAGATTCTGTGCCATGCTTCTAGAAAAAAACGCAGTCATCGAATACGGTAACTTTTCTACAATCTTCTTATCAGCAGAATTTTTAATTAAGTCTAAAACTTTTTTAGCTTCTGGTGATAGTTTTGAATCTTTCTTGCCAGAGTTTTTTACATTCGTATAAATAGCATAAGGGTTTCTTACTGCCGATACTGGCAACTTTAAAATCTTTCTAATACCATACTCGTAAACAATTTCTTTTGAACCTTGTTTAGATGTTAGTGCTGCTGCTGAGATACCTGCTTTTCTTGCTGAATCTGCTATGTCTGCAATCACACTTCTAGGAGGAAGATTTTCATCTAGTGCTTTATTGAGAAGATTAGAAAAGAATGATGCTTTAGCACCAACACCATACTTAGAACTTACAGGTACAATTGAACCATCACTGAGAACTAGAAAACTGTCCACACCAGAGAAAGAAGGATCCGTAGGAATACAGAACATCTTTACCGTTTTGTTGTAAAATTTCGTTGAAAACGGCGCAGTGTTTCCACGTAAAGCCAATAGTCCTATAATGACTTCTCCTGCATACTTACCAAGTTCGTTTATATCTGAATCTGGAATTTGTTTTTGCCAGACGATTTTATCATAGTTTGTCTTTGCAAACTTCTCAAACACTTCAACGACACTCTCAGACACTCTAGAGTTCTGTTTTAGTCCTTTTAATAAGGAATTCATCAACATGGTATGATTACTAAAAGTCATACACTCAACTTTTTTACCGCCGAACAATACATCTTTTTTTGTTCCATACTTTGTTAAAGTTTCGGCTCTGACACCTAAGTTTTCTGTTGCGCCTTTTTTTACAACAGGTTTACCGACATTCTTTTCAGAAACAAATCCCTCTAATTGTTCTTCTTTTCCTGCAAATCTAATCGTATATCTTGAAGAATAACTTTTTGTAAGAACTACAGTAATCGGTGCACCCTCTTCAAGGATGCTTATCACTGAACCTTTTTCGTCAAAAACTCTAGCAGGACCTTTGATTATAACTGTATCAATATCCGACTTAGAAAAGTATTTTTGCCACTTTGCTGGACCTGAACTTGCCATATAAACATTCCCTTTTCAACTATTTATCTGTTTCCATTTTGCTAATGGACACTTAGACGACGGTATAAAGGTCTTGTATTCCATAAAACATCCACACTTACGACATCGCTTATAGTCTTTATCACAGCGGTCGCAAGTGTTGCAGATGGTCAGTCCTGTTTTTTGTGCTTCTCTACGTTTTTAAGTATTTAGTAGAAACAAAAAAAGCGCCTCGAAAGGCGCTTTACTTTTCTATGATATGAGATTAAGACTTCTTCCCAAGAGTAGCTTTGATCATCCAGTTCAATTTGGAATGTGCTGTGATTCGATCTTGAAGATAGTTTGAAAGACCGTACACCTTTTGCTCTTCTGCCATTTCATAGGCTTCTGTTACCACATTCATTAGATTTTCATTGCAAGTGAGAAGATTAGCTACCATCTTTTCTGCTGTTGGAACCTTTTCGTCTTCCATAATAACAGACAGTTCTTTCATTCTTGTCAATGTCTGAGGGGCAAAAGAATCCAACTGACGAATATGTTCTGCTAGTGGATCTACTGCTCCTTGATAGTCGCCATAGATTTCAGCAAAAAATTCATGCAACTGAGGAAAGTCAGAACCAATTACGTTCCAATGATAAGCCTGTGCTTTTAATCCTGCTGCGAAAGTGCTGGCTAAAACAACTTTCATTTTCTCTACTAGTTCTTCCATTTTCTTCTCCTATAGTGTATAGCACTATTTATAATATGGCGGAAAGGGAGGGATTCGAACCCTCGGAACCTTTTACAGTTCGGCTCGTTAGCAGTGAGCTACCTTCGGCCTCTCGGTCACCTTTCCTTAGTCTTGGACGATAATAGTAGTATTTTCCTTGCCATATTCACTGACAATTCTATATAGCCACTTTGCATTCTGTGGATGCAGACGAACACATCCGTGAGAAGCAGGACGACCCAACTTGTTTAGCGCATCGGTCGCATGAATAGCATATCCACCATGAAAGAAGATAGAGTTGGGCATCGGCGCATTATCATACTTGCGTGAGTAATGCATCTTTACCATATGATAAGGCTGATACACACCGCGGGGCGTACTATATCCCTTTCGTCCAGTAGAAACGTCCCACTCATAATAATCTGTTGGAGTTTCTACAATCATGATCTGATCTGAAACATCAACTGTGATAATCACATCTTCAGCCTTGGCAATGCCAGTCATTGCTACAAGAGCGACGATCATAACGAAAAGCTTATTCATGCTACCTTATCTTCCTTAACCTTAATGTGTTGAATTGCATCCTTGTAACGATCAGCACAGTATGATGCTGCCCAAGCATTTGGCTTTACAAGTGGAACGATATTGCACATACCACGAATGTATCCAACAGCTTCATTGATTACGCAAGATGAACCATGTTCTTTGTTTGGATTGATATCTAAGTGAATTTCAGTTTCACGATCTTCAAGAACATCAGCAAGATCCATATATAGCGATGCCGTCTTCATGACTTCGTTCATCAGGCGCATACGCGGGCGATCTTTTTGCTGGTCATAGTCGCGTTCACGAACAATACCACCAAAGACCTTGCAGCCGTTCTTGCCGTTCTTGTGAACAACTACCACGTTGATGTAGTCTGCATACCAAACACCGTCGATCTGAAAACGTTCAGAGTCGCCACCTAGATATACTTTTGTTTCGGGAGATTGTGAGTTGATGAAGGCTCTGACTTCTTCAAGGTCAAGCTGCTTTCTGATCATTGCTAAGTTCCTAAAAATGGTGCCCGCTGAGAGAATCGAACTCCCAACCTCGGATTACAAAACCGATGTTATGCCACTTAACTAAGCGGGCTTTTATCTAAAACACTTTCTTCGCTACCGATGCGTAACTTTTTGGATGAACTCCATCAGCACTAGCGAACGAAGATAAGTATACTACACTATCGCCATATTGTCTAGCAATATTTAGTGCTATCTTTCTGGCTTTAGCATTGTTATTGGAAAGAATCCAGATAACTTTGCCACTGACATTTGATCTAAGTTCCTTCAGATACTTTGAGAAGTCAGCATTACCGTCATTTGATCCAAGTGAGATCACAGTGGTTTGTGCTTTTGGAATATATGAACGAGAGACTACAAAGTTCTTACTATTAATTCCAACTTTTGCTATTGTCTGACACTGCGGCGAAACAGAGCCGATGCCGACTGCGATACTATCACCCAATACTAAACATTCCAACATTAGTTATCATTCTTCACTTGATCAATCATCTTGTTTGCGGCATCAAAGCTATCATGCAATCCTTCATACCAAGTCTCATCAACAGCAATGAAGTATTTGTTATTTGATGTTTGATATATTCGGTCAGTGTTACGCACCCACATTTTGTTGTTGTCATTACTACCCGTAAAACGGTACTGATATTCCATCCAGCTATGTGGCTGTTTCATGCACTTTCCTTTAAAATTGGTGCGCTTGGAGAGATTCGAACTCCCACCACCTTGCTCCTAAGGCAAGTGTCTCTACCGTTGGACTACAAGCGCGTTATCTTTTCTTCTTACAACTAAATGTCTCTGTTTGAGAGTGACAGTTTGGACAAATGAATCGTAAGTTTTCTAATCTGTTGTCGTTATTCTTTCCGTTAATGTGATCTAGTTGAAGGACGAGTTTCTTGTTATTCCATTCATCAACTATTCCGCACTCAGCACAAGATTGTTCCAACAACTTCTCATTTATAATTCTTCGTTTGAGATTGTGTCTTGCATATGTGCTATTCTCAATGAAGATTTCTTCGTTAGTTTTTCTAGCGCCATACATGTTCCTAGAATTATAAGCTTTAGCCATGTCAATACTCCTTTTCAGGAGTATTTATAAAACGCTAGTTCTGAGGACTAGCGTGTCTGCCATTTCACCATATCCGCGTTAATGGTGCGAGATGAGAGGGTCGAACTCCCGACATCCTGCGTGTAAAGCAGGCGCTACTACCACTGAGCTAATCTCGCTTAAATCTGGAGGCCCGTTAGCAGACAATGAGATTACAGTATCTTTTGGACAGTCTGTATCATGGTCTTATACCCAGCCCCCATACGGTGAGCCGATTTATATACCGCCACGGGCCAAGAGCGGTTATTATAACTACATCCCTGCTGTTAGACCAGCAAGTGAATCGTGCAACCAAAGCCATGCAGCGGCAACGGCAGCAACAAGAGCAGCGGCGGCCCGCTTGACATCCCATCCATTCTGCCAAAGAGTCCAAAGAACCCAAAGAACTACTGCAACTAAACCTAAAACTACGATTGTATTAAGCATGTTATCACCTCATTAGATCATGATTGATCTTGCATTATTTATAATTGGAGCGGGCAATGGGGATCGAACCCACGACCTTCTGCATGGCAAGCAGACGCTCTACCTCTGAGCTATACCCGCATTAATTGGTGCGTCTTCCAAGTTTCGAACTGGGTTGTTCGGCTTATGAGACCGATGAGATTGCCAACACCTCCCAAGACGCATTATCTTATTCTTATTCTATTTCAAAGTGCTTCTCAATATATCCGATTGCTTCATCTAGATATTCTACAGACTCGGAATCATCTTTCATCTTATTCTTCATCATAATTAACACAAACAAGATTTTCTTGATTTCATCATCAGTCATCACAACTCTCCAAATGGTGCTGCCTCTCTGAATCGAACAGAGTCCCCACGCTCTTCAGGCGTATGTACGCACCAGCTATACCAAGGCAGCGTTAATTAGTCACGAAGAAGCCGAGGAGCGGACTCATTAATTGTTTGGCGCTCATACTCGGTCTTCTTCGTATTATATTCTTCATTTGTCAAATTATGCCAACCAACACACTTACCAGTTGGACTACGACCACAACCACAGTCTTTGCTCATTTACTTTCTCCTGATCTGGCGGATAGAGTAGGATTCGAACCCACGAAACATTGCTGTTCTCCAGTTTTCAAGACTGGCGCCTTCAACCACTCGGCCATCTATCCAAAATTCGATGCGATTTCTTAAAGTGGTTACGCCCTCCACTGTCTTATGATAACGAGAGTTTCCAACCATTACAGTCCACTCACAAACCTCTAACACATTTGATGGTACGCATTACACTTTATCATCATGTGTATATATTACACTGTTTAACAGTGCATGTCAATCACTATTTCAATACGACAATAGTGACTTTGCAAACTCCATGACAACCGATCTTCCGAGCAGCAGCCCGCGATAGATCAATATGTCTTCCCTTTATAAAGGGACCGCGATCATTAATTCTTACTATAACAGACTTTCCTTTGTGTGTGACTTTAACCTTCGTGCCAAAAGGTAAAGTTCTGTGTGCAGCAGTCAAAGCATTTGGATTAAATAGTTCACCACTTGCCGTTCTTTTACTTTTGCTGCATTGGCCTGGTGTGGCACAATCATACCAAGAGGCTACACTTGCCTCTGAAACATTTGTTGCTGCCAATAAAAAGCCAGCAGCAAGTAAGGTAATTAGTTTCATTTTATTTTCCTTGTTTTGGAGGTCACCGAGGGATTCAAACCCCCGACCTTCGCGTTCGTAGCGCGATGCTCTATTCGGCTGAGCTAGGTGACCTTTGTTTGGAGGAGACGGCCAGATTCGAACTGGCACCTCAAGGATTTGCAGTCCCGTACATTAACCGTTTTGCTACGTCTCCATAAATGGCTGCTCTTCGTGGATTCGAACCACAATTGCTGGAGTCAGAGGCCAGAGTCCTGCCGTTAGACGAAAGAGCAATGGTCCCGCCTGATAGAATCGAACTATCGTATCCTGCTCCACAAACAGGCGTTCTAGCCATTGAACTAAGACGGGATAGTTCTGATTGACAGTTGTTCAGCGAACGTGCCGTTATCGCGGCTCCTGCGGGGGTTCTCCCTTCTTACGAACAATCAGAATTGGTTGCGGGTGGCAGATTCGAACTACCGATTTCCTGGTTATGAGCCAAGCGAGATGACCACTTCTCTAACCCGCAATATTACTTGAATGTATTGTAGTACATTTCTTTCTTAGAATCATATTTTGTTGAAATCAACTTATAGCCCATACTAGTATAACGCTTGATCATAACCTTTGCGCCGCTTTCAGTGAAGCTGCCTATTTTGAAAGGTTTGCGTTCTTCTTTAGTCTTAGCCATATATTTTCCTTTGAATTGGTAGAGCATACGGGAGTCGAACCCGTCTCTCATCCTTGAAAGGGATGTGACCTAACCGATAGTCGAATGCTCCATGAATTGGTGAACTCCCTGGGACTCGAACCCAGAACCAACGGATTAAAAGTCCGCTACTCTAACCATTGAGCTAGGAGTCCGTATTTGGTGTCGGCGTCAGATTATCACATTACCTTAGCCCAATCTTCACGCGAAGGGTACCGACATAATTGGCTGGGAGACTAGGATTCGAACCTAGATAGGCGGAATCAAAATCCGCAGTCCTACCTTTAGACGATCTCCCAATGAAATGGTTGGCCAGTAGGGAATCGAACCCTCGTCAAACGCCTATCAAGCGCCTACTCTACCATTGAGCTACAGGCCATTGAATTGTTCCGCATCATGATATTCTCATGTCTCCTGGTCAAGCGGGTGACCTCCCCTCTGACATGCGACTAACACCGCTCAAAGTGTTAGTTAGAGGGCGTAGTGGAAAACAAGAACTCCGTGTTGAGTACACTTCATTGTTCTAGTAATCGGAACTACGGCGCACTTTGGTGGGTGAGAAAGGATTCGAACCTTCTAAGCACTAGGCAGGGGATTTACAGTCCGCCGCAACTCACCGTCGTTGCCGCTCACCCAAACTGTATGAATTGGTGGATCCTCGGGGAATCGAACCCCGACCCACGCCGTGCAAAGGCGTTGTGCTCCCATTATCACTAAGGACCCTATTAAGCTCCTGTCACTATCGCAGTCAGGCAAACGGTTACTTATTTAACGGTCTCTCTTTAATCGGCCGAAGAGAGAAAATCATTCAGTAACACCCTAGTTTATTTCAACCGTAAAGGGCATGTTTCTTGAATTGAGTTAGAAGAACGCTCCCTGCTGCCCGCTCTTAACGGAGACCAGCATTTTTATCATAGGGATACTTAATGTATGTTTGCGATACACACATGTTCTCACAGATTCGCGGTCTGTTACCGTTCTTCTAAACGGGCTAGGGTCAACAACCCATACAGTGGACTTCTACCACGCCCATTTTATTGGCACCAGTGCAAGGATTTGAACCCTGACAAACAGTTTTGGAGACTGTCGTGCTACCGTTACACTACACTGATTTAAAACTGTCCCCGTTTAGCGAGAAGGGTGCTCGACTGGTAAACACAAGAGCAGACCATGGAAACCACTCTATAGTAGTCCAGCTATTAAATAGCATCCGCGTTTTTATAGAGGGGTGCGCGGCGCCTCTACTGGTACGCACAAGAGACAGAGTGCACCGTCCGTCTCTATAGTAATCCAGCGACTTTTTTTATGAATGCACCGACGGGATGTGAAGAGCCCGCTGTCACCTTTCTGTCTTGTGCCAGTGTGAGACAAGACAACTCTAGTGCATTCATAATGCGAATTGGTCAGCGTGGCTGGATTTGAACCAGCGTTCGTAGATTCCAAATCTACGGGATGAAACCAGGCTCTCGTACACGCTGTTGAAACTTACTTACATATTCTTCCACAATAGGAAGAACCTCGTCTTTGTATCTGCTATGAATGTATTGATGATGAGTTGGACATAATGGCACCAGATTTTCTGGTCTGTTATCATTATGATTCTCATTCACATGATGAGCAGCAACAATCTTTTCTTCACCGCAAACTAAACACTTTCGGCCATGATACAGCCAACATGTTGTTTGGTACGTATCTTGTTTCCAATTTCCATTTTTTTCGCCGCTTCTAAACATTTTGTTTGAGCAGGCATAGGAACAAGTTATGCCATCTTTGCCGTGCATCGTCTTACAAACAGGACATTCTTTTTGATTAGCAGGATTGCTTTTGCAGGAATGTTCGTGTTTGGCAATGTTGGATACAGTATACTCTTTTTTACAGAAATTGCAAGTCTTTTTTATTTTGCTGCCAAGTTTGAGATTATTCAACGAGTTTTTGTTTGTTTGCATAGTTGTCTCCTATACAAGTATATATCTCAAATCTCAAACTTAGACACTGCGACATATTGTCACTAATAAGTTGGAATGTAATGTATTTTTACGCGAGTTGCTGATCGGGGTTTCCATTTTACAGTTGGCCCTACTACCCACACTACATTCCAATTGGCGACCTATGCGAGACTCAAACTCGCTACACCTCTTAGACAGAGAGGTATGATATCCATTCACTAATAGGCCATTATAAGTTTTGCAGGCGGGTACTTGTATTAGTCGCCTTAGTGACAACAACGCGCGTATTTCCCTCTTATCTAACTGCCCGCAAAATTGGTGTGCCAGGTGAGAATCGAACTCACGACATTCGGTTTAAGAGACCGCTACTCTACCATTGAGTTACTGGCGCAAATTAATTTTCACGGCGAAGACCAGTCACAGTATGCATCCTGCTGGCTCGTTACTTTAATCGCACTAATTCTAACGAACCGTGAATTGGCTGGATAGGTAGGGATCGAACCTACGACCTGATGATTAACAGTCATCCGCTACTACCGGCTGAGCTACTATCCAATATTCTATTATCAAAGACACATGATGACGATTTGCCGAAGCATTCTTACCCAACTTAAGGAACAGCACCACGTGTCTGTGATAATAGAATGTGAGGCTACGCCGAATCGTAGTAATCTCACCTGTGTTTCGTCATTCGGTACGCCTAGTTTTTGATATCACTAGGAAAAAGGAACTTAACAATGTAAATCAGCGGTGCTGCTTATCCCGCAGCTAGGAAACTCTTTCAATCAACTTACAAACACAATATAGCAACTCTGGATCAAAAAGTCAACTTTTATTTTTGCATACTTGCTATG